CAGGTAGCCAGCCGCTTCCTCGGGCGTGAGGTTGACCGTATCGCCCGCCATCACCAGGTCCGAGCCCCGCAGCGGGTCGGTGCCGCGTCTCGGCACGTTCAGGTTGATCACCGCGATGTACGGGTCACCCGGACGGTTCGATGGCGTCTGCGCCTGGCTGGCCCGCGCCAGGAGCTGGTTCATCTGCTCCAGCTCGGCCTGGGACAGCGGCGTCTGCTCCGATGCCGCCGCGAACGTCTGCGGCGGCTCGGGGAGACGGCCTGCGGCTGGTCGCTGTGCTGGCATCAGACTCCGCTCAGGAGCACGATCGCCAGCGGCTGGTCCAGGCCGATGGCGGCTGCGCGCTGGGTGTCGGAGCGCCAGGTCTTGCGCGGCTCGTCGCGGTACAGCGGGCCAGCCATGAACGGCAGCTCGTCCGCGAAGAAGCCTGCGCGGTTGCGCTGCATGATGATCGCGTTGCCCGCCGGGACCTGGCGGGAGACCATCACGTCCAGGTTGAGGATCTGCTGCGGGAGCGTGCCCGTGTACAGCAGGTTCTCGCTGGCGATGTCACCGATGTAGGGCGCGGCGAACGTGCTGGACTGGAGCAGCGTGTTCTTCGTGCCGTGGTTGATGATCAGCGTGTCGGCCTCGAACCCGAGCCACTGCGTCACGCCGGACGGGGACACGATGTTGGCGTTCTCGATGAGGAAGACCGCCTGCATGATGTCCGCCCGGATGGTGGCGGCGGCGCTCGACCAGGCGTTGGCTACCGCCAGCGTCTGGATCGAGGCGTTGGAGACTACCGCCGAGTAGAAGGCGGTGTTCCAGCTATAGACCATCGTGTTCTTGACCTGGAGAAGCTGCCGCGCCACCGGGTCTATCGCCTGGCGGCGGCGCATCTCGTCCGAGACCATGATGGCCATGGCCCGCTCGTGGCTGAAGACCACGCGCGGGATGCCGACGCTGGTCGGCACGACCGGGACCTCACCGAACTCAGGCCGGATCTCGGGGTAGTCATCGGCGTAGAGCGGGGTGCTCTCCGCGTACCTGACCGCGCCCGATGGGGCCGCGCCGCCGCTGCGCAGCACCGAGTCCATCACGAACTCATTCCTGGTCATGTCCAGGATGAGCGACGGGATGACCAGCGGGTCCTTCAGCAGCTCGGAGACGGTTACCCGTGGGGAATCGGAGTAACTTCTGACAGCAGTCGGCATGACTCACTCCCTCAAATCTCGATCCGGCAGCGGCCGAAGAAGTAGGACGCCGCACCCTGACCGCCGATCTGCTGGGTGAGCATCCCGGCCGATACGCCGCCGGGGTGCGTGCAGCGGGCAACGATCTGGTCCGCCGTGCCTGCCGTGTACTGGATCACGGTGCCCGCGTTGCCGCCGACCGCGCTGATCATCAGCGGCTGGCCGACGTAGGCAGCACCCGAGTACCAGGTGAAGATGTCCACCCCGCCGTAGTAGACGCTCACGTAGTCGGTGAGCACGCTGATGTCGATCAGCGGCTGGCCGTAGGCGTTCGCGGCCCCGGTCTGCACCCCGATCGGCGCGGCGTCACTCCCCGCTACGCCGAGTGCGTAGTTGACCGATGGTGTCGCAAGCGTCACCGTCAGGTCCGTGGTGCCAGGCGTGATCGAGTGGGCCATGACCCACTGACCGCCGTAGATCAGGCCGAAGACCTGAAAGTTGGCTGGCCCGGCCTTGTAGTGCGGGATCGCACCTGCCATCGTCGTTCCTCCTAAGCGCTGCTGTTCGATACGGCGACTGAGAGACCGAGCTGGTCATGGACCGTGGCGGCGGCCACTGCCCGCAGGTTGCCAGCGCCGATCGCGGTTACCTCGGCTGCGGACAGCTCGATGGTGTCGCCCTTCTTCAGCACCCGAGCCGGGCTGGCGTAGCTGACGAAGGGGATATTGACCGGCGTGGTGACAAAGTAGCGGGCCATAGGGCTACAGCCCCATCTGGCTCTTGGCGCGGTTGATGGTGTCGGTGCGCTCCGTCTGCTCGGCGGACGGCCCCGCGCCGGGCGGCTCGTCCATCGGGGAGCCCAGCTCGACGTCCAGGTTGAGCATCTGGGCCATCCTGGCGTACTCGGTCAGCACCTTGCGCATGACCTGGCCCGCGTCGGCCCGCTGCCCGTTGGCCAGGTCCACCGTGTGCCCGGAGCCCTGGAGCAGCGGCCGGGCCAGGTCGGTGATGTAGGGCGGTACGCCGAGATCCGCCAGCTTCCGCTTCTCAGCGTCGAATGCCGACACCTCGTACCGGGTCTGGAAGACGGCTAGCTGGCGCTCGGTCTCGTCGGCGCGGCTGTTGGCGAGGTCGATGGCCATCTGCGCCTCGACGGACAGGCCGGTAACGCCAGCCCCGGCCAGCGTCTCGGCGTCCATCCCGGCCTCGATCTCGGCCAGCTCGTCGTCACCGAGCGCGTCGATGAGGTCGGCCAGCTCTTCGTCGGACAGCTCGTCGTCATCGGCGGGAGCGGTGCCGTTGCCGTTCGGGGCTGGCGGGGCTGACGGGGCCTGCGCTCCGAGCAGCCGGTCCAGGGCAGCGGGGTCCAGGTTGAGCAGGCGGTTCAGGTTGGCCTGCTGCTGGGCGTTCAGTTCGGGCATGGTCTCCACTTCCTGTCCGGCATAGCTGGAACCGGTGAGGTCGATGACAAGGGACGGCGTATTGGCCGCCTCGACGGTCTGCCAGGCCCCCAGGCCCGGAATGCGCGGGTCCAGGGTGCCGAGCACATGCTGGATCGCGGCGGGGTAGAACTTGCCGTCCGCCCGCTGGTACTGCTCCACGATCCGGGCCGACACGCCCAGGTACGGATTCTCGCGCAGGACTGCCTCACCGCGCTCGGTCGGGTCGAGCACCATCCACAGCCCGTCCGGCTCGGCCTCGAACCCCACGACCGTGCCCCGGTGCCGCTCCGGGTCATTGGTGTGGGTGTTGCCTGCGTCTGCGAGCTGGAAGCTCACCTGGTCGTACGCCTTGTCGTTGAAGGCGTTCGCCAGTCCCTGGAGGTAGTGCGGGGTGAAGTGCAGGGTGCGGCCCTGGTAACTGATGTCGCCTACCGGCAGCACCCGCTTGCGCCAGAGCTTGCTGGACATCTCGATCGCGTTGCCCCGGTCGAACGGGGTCAGCAGGGCTGCGAAGGCACCCATCTGGCTACTTGCCCCCGAAGTTCTGTGCCCGCTTGGCGAACATGTGCGCCTTGTCGTGGGGCCAGCCCTTGCCCTTGAGCTTCTTGCGGATGCTCAGGCCCTTGGGGGTCAGCTCGCCGTCCTTGCTGTCGTCCTCATCCGGCTCGCTGTCCCCGCCGTTGGCCATGGTGACGCGCGGCCCGTCACCGGATGACCGGACTGGCGTGGCCAGCGCACTGATAGCGGGCACCCCGTACTGCGCCATCAGCGGCGTCTGCTCGGGCGGCGGCTGGAGTCCGGTACCGGGGTGACCGGGCGTGGTGGTGCCGCTGTTCCACAGCCCCAGCAGCTCGCCCAGCGCGCCGCGCTGGTGCGGGTGCGGCCGGGCCGAGAGCTTGCCGCCGTAGACCGACCGCCAGCCGTCCTCGTTCCTGATCTCACCGATCAGCGCGCCGCCACGACGGTGCCGGATCGACGCGCCGCCGGTCGCGCTGCGGCTCACCAGGATGTCAGCGGGGGAGGTCACCGGGTAACGCGAACTTGCCATCTCGACGCTCCTGCTGCCCCTCGTGCGGGCAGCAATGAACGCGGCCAGGTGCTCTGGATTCCCGGCTCCGCGCACAGCCAGCGCAGCGACAGCAGCTTGACGTGAGGCCATGACGCCTCCAAGATTCAACGTCTACTTGAAGGCCATCGTAGGCTCACCTGGCCGAGAACGCATGACCCGGCACGGTAAAACTCAGGATTGCTCGTGCTCGTTCACGCTCGCCGTGGCAAAATCCTCGGCTTCTTCCTCGTCAATTCCTGCCTGAACCAGGGCCTCGGTGAGGATGTCGATTACTTCCTGGCGTTCCTCCGGGCTCATGGTCAGACCTTCTTGATGAACTCGACTATGGGCTGGATGATGAACGGCAGCGCAGAGGTGAGCAGAGCGATCAGGTCCGGCACGCCCAGCCGGGACTCGACGTAGGCGGCGATGAATCCCACCACGGCACCGCCAGCCTCGATGGCCAGCTTCTTTGCCCTCCGCTGGCCTTCCACGGTCTCGTGCGCCGCGTTCGCTGCGGCTATCTTGTCGGCCACGACCTGCTGGGCCTTGGTCAGCACCGCCTGCGCCTTGGCCGTAGCCAGCGGCTCAACCTGCGTCTTCAGGAGCTGCTCGTGGATGAGTTGCTCGCGCCTGGTCGGCTGCACCTTGCCGGATACCTGGAACGCGACCTCAGCCGCCTTGTTCTCGGGTGCGATGTCAGCCGGGATCTTCGCCGCGATGGCTGCCGGGATCTTCTGCGCTTCCTCGCTCGCCGCCTTCTGCGCTTCCTCGCGGGCGATCCTGCGCATCTGCGCTTCCTGCATCCGCTTGATCCTGGCCTGGCGGGACCGGGATGTCACCGGCTCCTGCGGCGGCCTGTACCCGGCCCGAGAGCCGGGACTGCCGCCGCCAATCCACTTGCCGCCCGGACCCCGCCGCTCGTGCATCCAGGCGTCACTGGCCAGCTCGACAAGCTGGCTGACGAGAGTGTCTCCCGCGAGCTGCTGAAGGATCGTGTCCTCGCCGTTCACAGGCCCAGTATCCAGCGTCCCCGCCAGCCTGTGAAGCATCGTGCCCGCATCCTGGATCTCGGTCAGCTCATCACCGGTCGCGGTGCTGGCCAGGCCGCGCACCTGCTGGATAGCGGTCTGCACCCGGCCCGCCGGGTCCTCCCAGGCCCACTGGGCAATGCTCAGTGCCTGCTGTCCGCGTGGCGTCATGCTGCCCTCTCAGCCATCTCGCGCTGCTTGTCGGCCACCTTCTGTATTGCCACGGCCCTGGCCGCGCCGAACGCCTGCTTGGCCGCGCCCTCGGGATTGCCGGTGTTCCACTGGTGGAGGATGGCATCCGCGATCTTCATCGTCAGGTCATCCATGAACGTATTGTCAGCGCGCAGCTTCGGGTCCTTGGTCATGGCGTAGGCGAGCTGCTGGGACATGATCCCGAGCTTGCCAGCCGCCCCCTGGCGGTTGACCTCATCCGTCAGCTCGACTATCCGCGCATGACCGGCCTTGTTGCCGAGATCCTGGATGCCTTCCTCCCTGGCGATCTGCTGCACCCAGTCCTGGGCGTCCTTGGTCTGGGTCGGGTAGTGCTTCCAGCCGTTGCCGTTGGCAATTTCCTCCGGGTTGTCGATGGTCACGGCCATCTCGTGCACGGTATGCCCTGGGAATCGTGGCGTCGGCCGGTCCCCGATGCCTATCTGGTCGAAGAACTCGGCCGCGTGATGGGTCGCGCCCAGCTCGGTGAAGCCTTCCTCGATCTGGGAGATGGCGAAGACCTGGTACGCCTTCTTGTTGTCGGCAGCGGAGCCCTCCGGGACCGCGCCGTGGAACGTCTCATGCAGGATCACCTCGAACGCATCGGGCTGCTTCACGTCACCGGGCAAAGACATGTCGTCCTGGAGCGCCTGGGCCACGTTGGAGGCGACACTCATCGTGCCGTCCCACTCCATCTCGGCCAGGACTTCCTTCTGCTCGCTGTACAGGAATAGCTTGACCTTGCCGTTCCACTCTTCGTGACTGCCGCCGATCGCCTTGGGCACGAACTCGGCCGCCGGGGTAGCCACCCTGGCGACCGCAGCCTTCAGCGCAGGCTCATTCGCCATCGGAGCGCCGACAAACGGGTCAGCCGCCGCGCGGATCAGCTTGTGGAGGTTCAGTTGCTCGCGCTGGCCCCTGGTCCACCGGCCCCGGCGGTCGCGCAGCTCGTCCGGGTTGAAGTGGGGAGCGAACTGGAAGATCTGCCCGCTGATAGTAGGCGGCTCGTCCTCCCCCTCGTCATCCTCGGGCTCGGGAGCCTGGACCGCCTCAGCCTGGGAGCGCCACTGGCCGGGACCAGCGAAGTGGACGGTATCCGGTGTCGCCATCGCCGCTCCTTCCGCTACGTGAGGTGGCCAGTAACCGTCGCCTGTCCTGAAATGGTATGCGCCCCCGATGGCTCTGGTGTACGCACCGATCGCCTCGACTTCCTCGGGGGTGTCCACTACGGCTACCGGGTCGATGTCAATCCGGTTCAGGTCATCGTCGTGGAAGATCCCCAGGTAGAAGCCCCGGCGCTCCAGGGCGGGCCGGAACTCGTCCTTAGCCTGGTCCATGGCCCGGCTGAAGTCGGGGTAGCTGGCGTGCTCGGGAATGCTGATCGAGTGCATGCCCCTGGGCTTGACCGACAGGGCGTACTTGTCCGCGCCCTGCGGCAGCGCTGAGCCGGTATGACCGTCGATCGTGCCGCCGCCCCACGGCTTGCGCACCTCGGCGTACATGTCGCCCTTGATCTCGGGCCAGTACTCGTCCATGCCGTGGATCGGGGAGCTGTCCCGCTTCATTTTGTCGATCATCTGGTTGCCCTTGGCGGCAATGTGCTGGTACTCGTCAAAGCTGACCGGGCGGCTGTTGCCGCGCGCCTCGGCGGCGGTGATCACCGGCCGGACCCGCTGAGACTTCCTCGGGCCTGGCATCAGCGACTCGGCGGCCTTGCCAGCCCCGGTGCCGGGCACCTTGACCCAGCGGCCCTTATCATCGCGGGGCTCGGCCGGGTCGAACCGGAAATCGAGCACCTGGGCGATCAGCAGCTCGTTGGCCCACGACTCGGACATCGGGCCGGTGGTGCCGGGGATCAGCTCGTACTTGTGCCGCGCGGCCTCGGCCTGCCAGCGCGTCCAGGAGTTGCGCAGCATGGTGTTCCGGCCCTTGGACAGCCGCCGACCGCCCCGGCTGGCGGTCACAGTCTCGGCCTGGCCGATGTGCGCCTCGTCCTCGGCCTCGTTGATCCGCTGCTGCCGCAGCCAGGTGATCGCCTGGAGCTGGTGAGGCGAGACCGGCGTGCCCCGCTTGCTGATCTCCAGGGCGGCATCGCGGTAGGTGTCGGCCACGTACTGGTAGTAGCGGTCGTGGCCGATCGGGGCCTTGTCGGCTTCCTTCTTCGGGATGCGCTTGCCCATGGCCACGGTCATCGCGTGCCGGTCGATCACGACCTGGCCGGACGTGTCGCCGGGCTCATCCCCGCCGTACCGGATCAGCCGGGCGAACGCCTTGGTCTTGGAGCTGGAGTTGGCAACGTCGGCAGCCTCGCCGTCGATGGCTTCCTGGGCGTTGCGCTGCATGGACTGGGTGATCATGCCCTCGCCAGGCCCGAGCGCGCGGCCGAGATCCAGCGACCGGTCGGCATTGAGCATGTTGACGGCCCAGCCGGTCTGCGGCGACAGCGCGGCGATCACGCCCGCGTTCTTCTCGATGTCGCCGTGGTCCATCTTCTTGGCCAGGTTGTGCGCGTCGGCGTACCAGCGCATCCCCTGCGCCCGCTCCTGGGCGTCGGAGTCGTCGTAGGCGGCCACGATGTGCGCCGCGCTGACCGGGTTGGCCTGGAAGAACGGGTGATCACCGGGCATCTTGTACGTGGCCCGGCTGCTGCGCAGCCGCTCGGGGTCCGGCTTGACGTAGCCAGCTCCGGTCTTCGTCCACCGGCCGCGCACGTCGCGCTTCTCGAACGGGTCGAACTTCCAGCCCAGCTCCATCGGGATGGCGCTCTCCACCAGCGTGGAGTTGCCGAGCGGCCGGGCCTCGATACCCATCTGCTGGGCGAACTGGTTGGCGTACGGGATGGCCAGGTGCACCGGCAGGTTGATCCGCTGCACCTCGATCTCGCGTGGCCCGTTGCCGCTGAAGGCCAGCGCCTCATCAGACGCCCAGCGGTGGTGCCCGTCGATCACGTAGTTATCGCGCGTCACCCATATGGGCTCCTTCAGCATGTGCCGGACCTTGGCGTTGCCGCTCTCGGCGGCCTTGGTGATCCCGGCAACGGTGGCGGCGGTGAGCTGGGTCTGGGTGGCGCGCAGGTTACCGGCCGGTACGCGCTCGTTGCGGACGTCGATGCCGTCGCGCCTGAGCTGGGCACGGAACTCGGCGTCCAGCTCGATGAACTTGTTGGCCCCGCCCGCCAGCAGGGCGGCCTCGGTACCAGGCAGGGCCGGGCCGTTGAGCTGCGGCATGGCGGTGCGCGGGATGCCCCTGGTCTGCTCGTTGAACAGCCGGGTGCCCCGCACGCTGATGTTGCCCAGGTCCCAGCCCGGCTCATGACCCCGGCTGTAGCCCTGCGCGGTGGCCTGCCGGTCCACCTCATCGAGCAGCGGCTTGATCTCGGCCGGGCTGTTCAGCCGGACGTGCTTGCCAGCCGCCATCAGCGCCACGGCCCGGCCCATGTCGCCCGCCACGTCGATCGGGTCGGCTGCCGTGCCGTCGCCCTGCACCCGTCCGGGCTGGCCGAGCGGCTTGCGCCCGTCCGCTGGCTCCATCGACGGCACCAGCGGGTCGTAGCCCATGAACTTGCCCTGGTAGCCGTGCCGTTCCTGGCCGGGCTCGCTGGGCACCGTCGCGCCGTGCGTCCACCGGCCGCGCGTGTCGCGTTCCTCGTGCAGCCAGCCGGTATGCGCGAGGTCCGTGGTGAACCACTCCAGCAGCTCGGTCATCAGGCCGCCTTGGCGCGGGCCTGCTTCTCCAGCTCGCCCGCCTCGGCCTTGCCAGCCGCCGCCCGGACCTCGGGATGGACGTGCCCGCCGCCGCGCGACCAGCGCCGGATCGCGGCCCGCGCGATGGCGTACGCCTTGCCGGGCGGCATGCCGCGCTTCTCGATCAGCGCCTTGACGATCTGCTGCTCGTACGGGGTGTGGCCCATGCCCTTGACGTGGTAGAGCCCCGGCCCGCCGGGCTTGCCGCGCGGTGCTGGCGTGACGCTCAGCCTGCCGGTGTTGGCGCTCAGCTCGGTGGCCATCTGGACCTGCTTGCTGCGGGCCTGGGCCAGCACCGCCTGCGCCTTGTTGTGCTGCGGCCCGCCCTTGCGCAGCTTGCCGTACAGCTTCTGCTTGCGCGTGTCCCCGCCGAACACCTGCGTGAAGCCCTCAGCCTCGCGCTTGGACAGGTGCCTGCCGAAAGGGCCGGTGATACCCGGCACGCCGGTCATCGCCCGGTTGCGCTCAGCCTGCTTGCTGACGTGGACCCCCTTGCCGCTGCCCTTGGGAGCGAACAGGTTTGTCAGGCCCTTCGCCTCACGGTGGGAGACGTGGCTGCCGACCATGGCCCTGGCAGCCGATCCGGGCTGGAACTCCCCGTGGCTGAGCTTGCCCTTCTCGCCGGGCATGCCACCGCCCATGACCCCGGCCGCGTCTCGCAGGGAGCGCCTGATCTTGTCGGCCTCCAGCTTGATCCAGCCGTGCCGGTAGCGGAAGGCCAGCTCAATGGCGTTGTCTACCTGCTCCCAGGAGTACCCGATGGTGGTGGTCAGCTCGCCGGGGTGCCTGACCGTGGACGGGTAGTAGCCGGGGCCGTGCTTGATGCCGGGCTGGCCGGTGCCGATGGAGCGCGGTGCCCGCCAGCTCTCGTCCTGGGCGTAGGTGCCCCTCGGCACACCGGACAGGCTGCGGCGGATGCCGACGACAACGGCATGGCTGCCGGTGCCGCGTGTCGCGCGCTCCGCGACCGACAGGTGCACCCGGACGCTCTTCATGTCCCGCTCGCCCAGCGCCCGGCCTGCGTTGTGCAGCGCGTTCGCTGCGGTATCGCTGGTTGACCGGACAGATTCCGCTGCTGCCATGATGGCCCGGATGTGGCCGAAGTCACCGGGCTTGCCCGTGTAGTCGAGCTTCTCCGACCGGGCGTGGTGGCCCGGCGCACCGCGCCGCGCCTGCTCCGAGACGCCCAGCGCCCGGATCAGCCCGGCCCGCTGCGCCATCCGCATGCTGGCCGTGTTCCGCATCATGCCGGGGATGCCCTGCCACCGGCCCCAGCGGTCGCGCGGCTGTGCCGGGTTGAACGCCAGCTCGACCGCCCCGCCGTCCTCGTTGGCGAGCTGCCGGATCTGGGTGGTGAGCGCGGCGATCATCTGGGTGATGATGGCCGCCGCCTCCTTGACGGTAAGAACATGCCCCTTGGCCGGGGCCTTGCCAGCCGGTGCCCCGGCCTTGGCCTGCTTAGCCGACGTCGCCGCCGCGCCCTTCTTGGCCGGGGTCGAGCTGGCCGACTTGCGGTGCACCACGGCCTTGCCGGTGGCCGCCGCCGTGGCCGCCCGCTGAGCCTGCCGGGCGGTGAGCTGGTTGTGCTCCAGCTCGGCCAGGATCTTGCGCAGCGCCTTGATCTTTGCTGCCAGCGCGGCCTTCTTCTGCTGGCTCGCGGTCGGCGGCGGCTTGCCCTTGGCCGCTGGCTGGCTACCGGGCGGGGCGAACTGGCCGCCGGTAGCCGCACCTGCTCCCACGCGCGGCTGGGCCGGGTTGAACAGCTCGATGGCTAGTTCAACCGTGCCCCAGTTACCGGGAAAGGGGGCGGCTCCATGGGGGTGGAGTAGCCCATCGGCGGGACCGCCGACCCGGCCTGGAACGAGCGGCCGATGCTGCGCGCGATGGCCAGCGCCTTGTTGTGGCTGTGCCCCTTCGCCCGCGCCGCCCGGTAGACGCGCTGCTGCCGGGCGGTCTCCTTCGCCACGGCCTTCGCCTTGTTGCGGCCCATCCCGGCGGCGTACTTGCCCGCGTCGGCGCGCTCATCGGCCAGCATCTTCGCCCGGCTGGTGGCCGGGGGCCTGCCCTTCGGGCCGACCGTCTTGGGCTGCGTGCCGTTCTCGAACCTGGCAGCAGCACGCTCGATCCGCTGGACCAGGCCCGGCCCCTTCTTCTGCCGCGTCTCCAGCGGGAAGCCAGCGCCGCTGGCCGCTACCTCAGCGGCCGACCCGGCGTGCCACGTCCCGCCGAGCTTGCCCCTGTTCGGCATGCCCGGAAAGTCGCCTATGACCGCGCCGTAGTCTGCGGCACCCCTCCCCGGCCGCACCTTCGCTGCTGCTCTCCTGGACGCGAGAGTCCCCTTGAATGCAGCGGTACTGCGGCTGGCTCGTTCCCCGGCTGCTGCCGCAGCCCGCTGACGCGGAGACACGCTGCCGCCGCCGTCGAGCCTGATCCAGCCGTGCCTGAAGCGGAACGCCAGCTCCAGGGCATCGAGCTGGCTGGCGTGCTTGCTGCCGAGCTTGGCGAACCCCTTGCGCCCGTACTTCTTGCGCCCGATGTACGCGGCCAGCGCGCCGGGGTTGCGGGCACCGCGCTTGGCCAGCACGCCCTGGAGCTTGGCGAAGTTCTTGCCTGATCCCGGCTTGGCCCCGGCGAAGGTGGCCAGCTCGATCGCGTGCAGGTGCGTGTCCCAGCTCGCGGCGACGGCAACCGGCGGTGCTGCTCTCATGGCTCTCTCCTGATCCCGGACGTCGCGGCGGTACTGGCCGATGGCGCGGTTGGACCCGTGCACGTCCTCGATGTCCTTGATCAGCAGCAGGTGCCGGTGCGCTTGCTGCATCATCGCCTTGCCGCGCATGTGCCCGGCATCGTCGTGCACCCCGTGCCGCCGCAGTTGCAGCGGCTGGAGACCGAAGATCGCGGCGTTGACGTGTCGCTGGGCGCTGTGCGTCCGGCCCGAGTCCAGCTCGCGCGCCGCGTCCTGGAGGTGCTGGTGCACGTCCATCTCGGGGTAGGACTCGGCCATGTTGGTGGCCAGCTTGCGCAGCCCGCCGCTGGCGCGGGCCTTCATCGCCCCGGTGGTGATCTTCCGGCTGAAGACGTGCTCGGGCTCAGGTCCCGGCGGCGTGGTCACAGGCGGGGCGTCAACGCCGATCGGCCGCTGGTTGTCTGCTGCTGCTGCCATGGTCTCACGCTGCCTTCGCGTATGCCCTCTCGGGCCTGGCGCTCGGAAGCATTCTCGCACCGATGCGCGGCGGTCCCGCGTAGCACCGGCAGTGCGGGTGCACCGAGCCGGGGTAGCCGATCAGCGGCGGCGAGCTGGCGTAGAAGTTCGCCCCGTTCGCGGCGCGGCAGTCAGCACTGGTCCGGGAGTCGAGCACCGTCCGCCAGCCGAGCAGGTCGCCGTAGTTCCACGCGGCCATGTCCACGTTCATCGCGGCCTGCGCCCGCTGCCAGATCGCGTCCCGGTGCTGGCCGAAGTAACGGCGCTCGCGGGCCATCCCAGCCGCGAGCGCCTGACGGATGCCCTCCCCGCGTGACCGCGCCTCAACCACGTCGCTGGTCAGACGCCTGGAGGCGTTCAGCGCGAACTGGGCGCGGCGGATCAGGTTGGTGCGGCTGGCGTTCAGCGTGGCCGAGCCCACCGCGCCGGTCTGCTCGGGCGGCATCTCCATCACCACCGTGAGCGCGACCAGCATGGCCCGGCGGTCGATCTTCCTCGGCCGCAGCAGCGCGGCGACCGCGCTGAGCGCGGCGGCTGCCGTGACCGCGCTCACCAGCGCCGTGGCGATCACCGCCACCGCAGCCGCGTCCTGTCCGGCAATGTCGGGAGGCTGCTGCGGCGGCGGCTGCTGCGGGGTGCTCACGCCAGCCGTCCCGGCGGCGGTACGGACGGCGGCTTAGCAGGCGGTGTCCGCTGCTGCGCCGCTGCCAGCGGCTGGCCGGGCGGCGGTCGCATGGAGGCACCTTGCGGCCTCATGGCCGCACGGTTCGCAATGGCGGTCGCGCCCGTCGCCAGCCCCTGGAGACCGCCGAGCGCACCGGCTGCCTCGGGCGGCATGCCGGGCGGCGGCTGGGCCTGGAGCGCCTCGGCGCGCTGGGACATGGTGGACACCAGCGCCTGGTGCACCTGGTCCACGTCGAGCTGGAGGATCGAGGCCATCCGCTCGGTGATCAGGTCCACCACCTGGATCGGGATGTGCAGCGCGGGAGCCGCCGCGATCTGGCCGAACAGGGTCAGCAGCGCCTGCTCCTGCTCGTCCTGGAGCGGGCCGAACTTGGCCTGCGGGAACGCGGCGTCCGGGCCGAAGTTGAGCACCGTCAGCGGCATGATGATCTGGTGGGAGTACGCCTGGGCGATCTCGGCGGCCACGCCCTGCCGGGACTTGAGGTAGAAGCTGGACTGGTCCTGGCTCAGCGCGTAAGAGCCCTTGCCGCCTGTTGCGCTGGAGGTCAGCGCCATGAACCCGGCCAGGACCGAGTGCACCTGCCAGCCCTCCAGGAAGCTCAGCGCGTCATTGAAGAACTTGCCCGAGTCGGCGTTGTTCTCCATCACCTCGAACGCCTTCTGGCCCTGCTGCGGCTGCTCCATCCCGACCACGCCGCTGCTCTTCAGCGCAGCGATCGAGTCGGCGCGGTCGTTGGCGGTGGGCTGGTCCGGCCCGTAGACGACCACGCGGGGCAGCGCCTGGGTCTCCAGGAAGTGGTACCAGAGGTAGAGCAGCTTCATCTTGGTCTGATAGCACCAGTAGCTGACCTCCATCTCCGACGCGCCGGTCAGCGGCTC